TCAACCATTTATTACGCCTCAAGATATTATCAGGTTTGCTGATCCATCGGAGGTTAAACAATTAGCGGTAGAAGTATTATGTCCTTAAATTAAAATTATGGCAGCTAAAAAAGGGAATACTAATAGTTTAAAAAAACATAGAGTAGATATTGGTCTACGTTACCTAGAAAAGTATCCCGATTTGCCTACCTTAACCTTAGCTAAATTATTACACAAAGACGAGCCTTTAAACTTTCTATCTATTGCAAATGCTAGATCATTTATAAGGCATTATCGTGGTTTAAATGCAAGGAAACCTGTTTGTGTAACTAAGTTCATAACAGATGATACTCAGCCTAAGAATCCGTGGGTATTAAAGATTAAGTCCCATACGCCTGCAGTGGTTAAATGGAAGTTACCGATAGCGAATAAAAAATTACTTTGTCTGTTTGATGTTCACATTCCCTTCCAAGATAATGACGCTTTGCAGTTGGCTCTCGATTACGGAGAGGAGCAAGGAATTGATTCTATTTTCTTAGGTGGGGATTTAGCGGATATTTGGGAATTGTCCGACCACGAAAAGAATCCAAACGAAAGGGTAAGCGTAGTGGAAGAGTTTGAGGTTATTCGGGAGTTCCTTGTGTATCTTCGGGATAGATTCAAAGGGAAGCCAATCTACTACAAACCTGGCAATCATGAACAAAGATGGGAAAGGTTCTTTATGCGCAAAGCACCCGAATTATATGGATTCACAGAATTTCGTCTAGATGTTATTTTAAAGTTAGGAGAGTTAGGAATCGAGTACCTGCCACATAATAGCATTACCTATGCAGGTAAACTTCTGTTAGAACACGGAGATAAGATTAAGGGAAGCGGAGGGGTAAATCCTGCGAGAACAGCACTATTAAGATTTAAAAGACCTGTTATTGTCGGACATTTCCATCGGTCCACGTCGGTGAATGATAACGTATACGATGGAGAAAATCGGATGGCTTGGTCTTCGGGGTGCTTATGTGGATTGTCCCCGAATTTCTTACCCCTAAACGAATGGATACATGGATTTGCTATTGTCGACCTGCACGAAGGAGGTAATTTTACGATGCACAATAAGATAATAATTAACGGAAAGGTACATTGAACGTGTAGGTATTCCTTACAAGTTCAATTAGGGAATAGGTCAAGCAATATCTTCTGCACTTCTTTATCGAGATGGTCAATATTTTTAGTCATCTTTCCATTAAAGACTTTTACCTCCATTGTCTTTTCTTCCCCATTAGCGTCTACGAAAGTTAATTCAACTATCTTCCAGACATCTAAGGTCTTAATCTTAGATAACTTCATTTTTTCTTAGATTTCTTTTCAATGAATTTGTTGTATATCTCATTCTTTAGGAAGTGAGAGAATACACGTAAGTTCGCCACATACGTGTATCCTGCATCATCAACTTGCACCTGGATATGCTTATCGGCTAGAGATAGGATTACATCCTCTAACTCGCTTAGAGTTTCTATTTTCTTGTTTGTCATTCTTGAAATTAAGAAGAATTATTTTATGTGCGGAGTCAATTCTTCTAATTTTTTCAAGTACCAAGTAGCCTTCTGCATATCTCTTTCTATTGGTTGATCGGGCTTTTTACCTAGCCTAGACATATATTTATAAGCATTTAATTTGCAATAGGTTACAAATGATTCTAATCCAAATATGTCGACCATCTGCTCCCATGTTTCTTTTACTCCTTGTTTGTAGTGATTAGGGTTGATATGGTCATACTCCTTATTTTCTATGGTATCTTGCGGTTTATTTAGATTTTTAATACCAGGATATACTAGAGATGGGTTAGATTTAGCGAAATAGTCATAGTCGGCTAGCGTCTTAGCGATAGAATTTATTTTAGTTTTGGGGTCCGTGCTATCATTTAAACATTCGGCAATTTTATCAATTATTACCGATAAGTAAATTATTTTGGATTGTGCATCTTCGTTAATTAGAATACTAGAATTTGCATTAGATAATGCAGCTAGAAAGAATTTCGTGTCTTGTTCTTTTTTTATTTTGTTAAATTCATCATTTAAATAATCAATATTTTTTTGTATTTCATAGTTTATTTTAGTATCTATAAAATCCTTATTTGTATCTTTTTGTGTCATTTTATTTTCTTTTGCTTGTTTTAAGTATTTGTATACGTCCTCAGGTTCAGCTAATGCAAAGTGTATGCTATTGTAGTCCATAAAGCCATTGGGTTCACCTTGGTCATCTATAAAATTCTCTGGTTCATCAAGGTGTTTGTGTATGGATTTGTATATATGACCATTGGTAAATCTCTTGGTAGAGTGTTGTTTGTTAGGACCAATATATCTATAAAATAGTCCTTTTACGTCATAATTAGGGGTTTTATTGTCGTATACTTTAACCCAAAAGTTACGTTTTTGAGGAGATTCTTTCCAATTGAAGGCTTGATTGAGTTCAGTTTTTAGTATTGATTGTAGTTTCCAATGTGGCTTGGCACTTATTGTGTTAACAACAGCCATCTGCTTGATGTTATTGTCTTCTATGTCTTTAATTTTCATAGTTCTTTGGAGTTCGTAGTTATATTATTATGGAAGTTATGTAGTATTTGTCTAATCTGAGAAACAATAACGTAATCATGCTTCCACTCAGCCAAATGAAACTCAATCTCATCTACCAGCTTATATAATTTTGTATTTTGTTCTTCAAGTTTTTGAATTTCATCTTTTAACTCCTTGTTTTCTTTTGTAATTATAACTCCGTATGTTTCCCAATCGCTAAATTGTAGCTCGTGTTCCATAGATTTTAGGTTTAGATGGTCATATACTTCTTTTGGTGTGGAAAGGATAAATAAATAAATCTAATAGTGTCATTGTTATTGGTTTAATTGTTTAATTACTCTGTTGTATTGTTCTAGTTTTACGTTAAGAAACTCGTCCATAGAAAGGTGTCTGCCGTACCTAAAGACAAATTTAAGTCCATCAGAGATTCCTCTTTTAGCATAGATAGTGTCAAATTGATTAATCCACCTGTCCATCATCAGCTCATTTTCTGTACGTACCCTCACTTTCTGTCCAACATTTTTATTATCCGACACTATCTTTTTTGCTACTTTAAGGAGTACAGGGGGGAGCGTCTTGGCTTCGTTCTTGTATTTACTTGCCTCTGCCATCCTAAAATTCATTATCTCTTCATCCTGGTCCTTGCAGTATTGATTCAGCCAAAGGCAGATAATCTGTCCGTCAAGGCGGTTGAACAACTGCCCATACTTACCTAATATAGCGTTATTAAAGCATTTTTTAAAGTCAGGAATCTTAAGGTTTGAATACTCGGATAGGACTATCTCTGATAAGTCCCACGCCTGTGTATCGGACATATTATTACTTACGTTAAGCGATAGTGCTAGGCTAGAGATAAGATTAGTGAGTAATACACGAGCCACAGGTTCTCCAAAAGTCAATGAGAACTTCTTGATGCTTTGTGCGTTGCTATTAAAAATCTCCAAAGAACTCCTGTTGGCTAGTGTTAAGGAGCGATCCAGTCGCTTGGCGAAGTCTTTCGAGGCCATCACGGCGTTGAACCTGTTCTGAGCCTTTATAAGTGTTTGTTCCGTTTGCATTGTTGTTGTTTTTAAGTTCAAAAATACCTTGCCAAGAGTTTTCTATTGATTGGTTTAACATTGCTATTGCATCATCTTCTGAGAAGGAAGATAGTTTTTTAAGTGCTGCCTGCTCCGATATGCAACTCTTGTATGGTTTGTTTATTTCGTGTCGGTACATCCTCCATAGTTCCCATGCTGACTTGAATCTTTCCGTGTCAAAAGGGTATACTATTTCGTGCTTCTGCTTCTTCTTTGTTACCGAGTAGCCGTTAGCCTTAAGTATGGCTATCGCCTGGCGTATATGAGTTTCTTTCATGGTATTAAAATAAAGTTGTTTGTTTTTTTTGTTCTACAGCTGCGCTTATATTCTTTTTTGCTAATTCAAAGTAGCTTTCTTTTAGCTCAAATCCTACTCCTTTTCGACCCATTTTTACGGCTTGAAAAACTTCACTGCCAATCCCCATAAATGGAGTAAATACAGTATCTCCTTTATTGGAATACAAATGAATTAATCTTTCAATAGTATCCAACTGCAATGGGCATATATGCTTTTCATCTTTTTCATCTCTTGCATTTCTAAATCCTTGCAAAGTGTTTCCATAATCAATATCCATCCAAACTGGAGAAGCATATTTCTGCCATAAATCTACTGGTAGGTTAGTATTAGTTACAGGCTGAGTTCTTTCCCCATCTTTCCTAAAAATCATTACATAGTCAGGAATACCAACTCTGCTCATTGTGCTATCTTTTTTTACTTGTTTATGCAGCAATCCTAATGCTTTTGTTCTTTGCATTTCAATTACAGGGTCTTTCCAAATTGTTACTCTACTAGCATAAATAAATCCTGCATCTTGAAATGCACTAAGAATCATTCCGCTAAAATCTCTTAAACCAATAAATCCTTCTTTTCCTTTTTGAATAGGTAAATCCATGCAATGAACTGCAACATTACGCCCTGAAATCATTACTCTATGTAATTCTTTTATTAAGAATCCGAATTGAGTTAAAAACTCATTATAATCTTTAGAATTACCCATATCTTCAACATGGCTGCTATATGTGTATAATTCAGCAAATGGAGGTGAAAATACAGATAATCCAATTGTTTCATTAGGAATATTATGAATCAATTGTACGCAATCTCCTCTTTGTACATTAAACCATTCATTTGATTCTTCTTGTGTGTCAATAATAGAAGTAATCATACTTTTGTTTAAATTTTCATTAATTGTTGATGCCATTTCGTTCTGCATAATTTCAAATTGTTTTTGTTTGTTGTCTAGTGATTGTTTAACATTTTCCATTGTGTCGGTAGTAATCAAATGTATGTTTACTTCATTTTTTTGCCCAAACCTATATGACCTTCTTATTGCTTGGTAAAGGGCTTCAAAACTAAAATCTAATGAAGCAAATATTTGATTGTGGCAATTTTGGTAGTTCATACCAAATGAAGCAATCTTTGTTTTTGAAATTAAAATAGGAAAGTCGCCATTAGCAAATCCAAGCAAGTATTTTTCTTTGTATTCATTAGAATGACTTCCTGCTACTTCAATAGCATTAGGTATCATTTTACGTAACATTTCACCTTCCTCATTTTGTTTTATCCAAATCAAAAATGTTTCACATGGTTTTGAATTAACAATATCAACAACTTTTTGCATCCTTTGTTCTTTTGTTGCCCTTAACTCTGCGTTGAAATTGGTTGCTGAAATAATCGCATCATTAAATAGTTGGCCATTATCCCTTTTATTGGTTTCAATCTTATGTTCAATAAGATTTAATTTAGGCAAATTATACCCTTCCATGTGGAATCCAATATCATCAGGTTTATTAAGCATTACTGCCCACGTTCCAATAAATTGATAAAATGATTTTATTGCGTGTCTTTTTAATCTCCATTTGGCAGTTTTTCCGCCATCATGAACAAAGTACATAGCCAACATTTGATTACGGCTCATAACGTCTAAAAATTCGCTATGATTACCCATCTCCATTGGGTCGTTTGGGCTTGGAGTAGCTGTACAAGCTAATTTATAAGGCGTTGATTTAAACCTTTCAATTATTAATGATTTAGTTGCGCCTTGAAAGTTTTTCAAAATTCCTGATTCATCCAGAACAACTCCCGAAAATTTAGAGCAGTCGATGTTATCAAGTTGTTCATAGTTACTAAATTCGAGCAAAGAAGTATCAATACCAAACTTAACAGCTTCTTGCTTTGTTTGTCCCACAACAGCTAATGGAGCTAAAATCAATACTGGCTTATTGGTATGCTTCGTTACTTCTTGCGCCCAAGATAATTGCATCAAAGTTTTACCAAGTCCACAATCTGCGAAAATTGCATACTTCCCGGCTTTTAATGCCCTTAATACAATAAACCTTTGAAAATCGAATAAATTAGGGTTTAATGTTTGAGGGACAAATC